CTTACCAGTGCGCCATGTTGATGATTCGTTTATAACATTTGACGTTTTCATGAATGATGGGATTTTCGGGGGTTCCAAACCAATTTTTAATGATGAATTAATCAAACTTGCAAAGAAGGAGAAACTTGAGTTGCCTGAAAATTATTATCCTGCACTCTTGAATCATCAGTATTTGAAGAATGATTTTGCTAAATATACGAAATCTTATGCGTGGAATCCAAACCCCGCTGCTTGGGAAGCTGCTAAAAACGTTTTTGAACGAATGTTTAAGCTGAAACTCTCGTCTAAATCCCTAACTTTTGATGAAACTGTTGATCATACTGATTACATGCTTTCTGCTAGTCCTGGGTTTCCTTGGAATAAGAAGTACAAAACCAAACGTGACTGCTTAGAAAATGAACGTGTTCTTATAAAGTCGATTATTGACAGAATTTTCGATGATGGAATTGTTTCATATGACTTTCTTGGTGAGCATTATGATAATGTCTTCTGGTTGACATCTCCGAAAAGCGAAATAAGAGATATTAACAAATTAAACAACGCCGATCCTAAGAAGCGTAAAACTCGTACATTCATGTGTGGTGATATTATCACTCACACTGTCGGATTTATGCTGTACAAAAATCAGAATGATTCTCTGATTGCGTACCCTGCAAAGGACTCTTGGATTGCCGTTGGTATGAATCCTTGGTATGGAGGATGGGATCGTTTATGTAAGTCTTTGCTTCGTAACGGTTCTGACTCTTTTCATTGTTATGACGCCTCACACATGGAAGCTTCTGTTTCCAGTGCTGTGCAAGGTGCCATTTATGATGTTCGGAATGCTGCTATCCGTAATGCAGCACAAACGCGTGTTGCCCAGGAGTGGTTTCAGTTGCAGGTCACCAATTCACTCATTATTGATGTGGATGGGTGTCTCTGTATGAAGTTTGGGAAGAATCCTTCCGGTAACTTTAACACTCTTGTTGACAACACCTTCGCTCTCTTTCTTGTATTTCTGTATACTATTGCTTCATTTCTATTGCAAATTTTCTCTCTTAGCGGTATTGAGGATCGGTTGTTTTCTATGGCTAGAGACACCGCCGCGGCGATGCTGGGTGATGATAGTATATTTGAAGATGTACCATGTTTAGCCAACCTGGAATGCGCGGCCTCCGAGATCGGTTTTGATCTCAAGCCGGAAACTGCGCCAGGCCCATTGAGTAAGTGTACTTTCCTTTCTTCGCAATTCTTTTATCACACGCGTAAGCGCATGTGGATTCAAAAGGCTGCATTTGGAAAAGTCATGGCTAACTTGTATTACAACTTTAAGAATAACTCATGGAGATACGTATTTGTC